TCAGACCGCAATAGTAATCCATCCTTTACCCCGATCGTCATGATAACGGGCTGTCTGATTTGGCGATTTATGTCCGAGCAGCTTTTGAGTATTAATCCCCTGAGCCTCGTAAAGTCGCTCAGCAAGTGAGCGCTGTTCATGGAAGGTAGCTGGAGTGCCGGATCCCCAGTCAATATCTGCTTTATCCCGAGCTTTGCTGAAATTCATGGTAATGGTGTGGGACTTTACTTGCGCCCCACGCTCTGCTTGCGACGTAGTCCGGAAGAAGTGAACAAGATATGGACTTACAGCATAATCACGGCAACGTGCCACAACATCCCGCAGACTCCAGTTAATGGCATTCAAGCGAAGTGAAAGTGGAATGGCTATCTTGCTTCCAGTTTTTTCCTGAACAATATGCAGTTGATCATCCCATATATCACTGAACTTCATCTTCGAAATGTCCCCCAGACGCTGGCCGGTGACGAGCGCGAGCAGCATAGCATTCCCCATGTACTGGTGGTTTGCGTCGGCGATATTGAAAATTCGCTGCCACTCCTCCAGATTTAGACGCTGGCGCGTGATACGGCGCCGTGGCTGTTTTGTTGCCAGGGCAGGGTTATAGCCCGGTGGAACCTCCCCGAAATGCTGTGCCTCTTTAAAAACGTCGATCAATACAGAACGAATCACTTGCGCCATTCGCGGCTGTCCATCTGAAATATACTCCTCAAGAATCTCAGCAATATCACGAACATCTACTGACGAAATAATCTTCATACCAACCCGTTCCCGAAGTAGGGTAACTGGCTTGGCTTTTTGTTTATAGGTATTTGGTTTTATATCTCCGCTTTCCAGTCTTTCGCCCTGGATTTTCCAGTATCGATCAAGCCACGTTGATGTGGTAATAGCCTTTCCTTTACTGCTGGCGATCCTGTCACTGATTGCTAATATCTGGCGCGTACGCTGTTCAGCCAGACGGGCATTTGCCTCACTTGCTATTGCAATAGCCTCTTCCTCATTTGTTCCGAGGCTATGAAATTTCCCTGTAACGGGATGTTTGTATCGCCAGTAAATTTTATTCACTTTGCGACTGTATAATGGGTAAAGGTTTGGCACCTTGACATTGTTTTTACGTGGTCTGGCAGCCATCGGATAATATCCTCTGAAGCAGTGGCGGATCTGATTTTTTAATCACTGGTTGAGTTATATTTCCGGTTATTTCCGCATCTTCTCGCACACGCCAGAATTTTCCTTCTTTCTGGGCTGGGGGAGTGAACATGCTTTGTTTGGCATACCGTCGTAATGTATTAATGCTCGGTGGATTACTCCGGTATTTCTCTGCGGCCCATTCTTCTAACGTCATCATCTGAAGCATGGTGATTTCTCCATATAATCCGGCTGCACCCGGGCTGTAACATCAAATATCAGTGCTGGTGGTAGGAATTAGTTCTTCAAAGCGCTTCCACAAACAAATTCAGGAACATTTCCGGAGAAGCGGCAAATATTGGAAAGCGCCACGGCGATATCTTCAATATCAATGTCGTCAATAGTTGCGCTGAGATAATCAAATTGTTTACCTGAAAGTGTCTGAATAAAACTCATCGTTGGTTCTCCTTATAATTTATTTCGCGCTGCACCGCGTGAATTTTGGTTTTGCGAATCCCTCGCCGGGGTGGCGATAATTAACAGAATTACGCTTCAATAAATCCCCGCGGCGCCGGGGATTTAATGCAGAGCAATTACGCTTTAAAGTTACCGATGAACGTTTCTACTGATTCACCGTCGAATTTGCTGATCAGCAGGTCGCGGAATTCATTGGCGATCGCTTCTTCCTGCGCTTCCAGTTGTACGATACGCAGAACAAAGCGAGGTTCATCACCGGTCAGCAGGCTGTTGCGGAGGCTGAACGCACGTTCACCGAGACCCTCATATGGAACACATTTGAACTCAAAAGCCACCGGCATAACGTCTTTGCTGCTGGCCTCAATGCTTTTCATAAGGGATTTCTTACCGCTGAAATCGCCATCTTCATGATCCTGCTGGGTTGCCTGTTGGATCGTAATGCGGCGAACAGCCTGGGCAGCCTGTGAAATCTGCATTGTGTTACCGTCAGAATCGAACGCCAGGAGATAATCGCTCCAGTCTTCCAGCCATTCGGCGATCTGTTTTTGTTTCAGGCGTTCCCCGTTGATCTGGAGCAGGGCGCGGAATGGTGCAGTCTGTTTCAGCGTGATAGAAGCAACGTTGTCTGCATGACCGGGGTTATCCAGCGTACCAATATTGAAAACTGAGCGAGCTGTCATATGGTCAGCATCAATAAAGCAGCGTGCTTTTTCGGTTGCACTGGCATAGCCCTTTGAATAACGGACAAAGTCTTCAATGCTGGTGGTAGTCATGGCGCCGCGGAAGCGGAAACGCTCCAGAGCAAAGCGTTCGAGGCTTTCAACACCTGTCCCGGCAGGCAATAATGCTGTCGGGCAAGCCAGCCCCTGAATATCGTTCAGGTGATAGCCAGAAAGAACTAGGTCTTTTACCTGCTGAAAAGTGCCGCTGTCTAACTGAGACATAAAAATTCCTTATTAACTAATGATCGAAGTGGTGGCAGTGAATTGGTTAGCTGCGGTTCACTGAGCCGCTTTAAGCTTTCCGTCAGTAGTGCCTTTAATACTGAACAGTTGACCCTGATCTTCCTGCAGTATGGTGAGCTTTCCGCCCTTGTTAACCCACATTGGGGTTTCTGTTGTGTCCTCTTCTGACGCTTTACCGCGCGGCGTCGGAGTGCTGTACTGCAGCTTGTGTTTAATTTTGACGCGCTTCTCTTCGACTGAATTTCCCATGCGCTCAAAATCAAAGGTGAGGACTACCTTGCCTTTATTGCCGTTATTCAGAACGCCTAATCCGACAGTATTCAGCGCTGCCGCGATTTTGTTCATGAACACGCCGGCATCCAGTTCGCCCAGAAAGTCGGGCACTACGGTCATGCGGTCATCATTCATCGTTAACCCCTCAAGATGGCGGTTGCCACCGCCAGTTGGTTTCTCCACAAAACAGAAAAGAGCACCTGCTGTAACAGCTTTCCGGGTGGATTGGGTAATGAGCCCGTCGCGCGGAGATGCTCTTTTCTGTTGTGTAAAAAGGTCGGCGTCACGGCAGAACACTGTCGCCTTCCTCCTGTTGTTGGAAGAGCCGGACGCCGACAAGACTTCACACAGCAATTCGTTGAGTGCCTGCTTTTAACCACATCAGGCGCGGTGGTATCCTTCATAGCTCTCAAACACAGAAGGAAAACAAAATGACCTTTGATGAAAAAGATCTGAATTACGCCCTGAGCAAAATCGTCATGACCTCGTTGTTCAACAGTCTTACCGATCAGCAGCAGCAAAATTTTTACAAGTCTGCTTTCGACATGATTGATCGGTGCTGTTATTGTGATGCTGATGGCATGCCTGACAAAGTTCGCATGCAACTTTCAGAGGCTCTTCGAGAGCGACTTGGCGAGCAACTTGCCGAAATTGCTTGTTAGATCCATGTATGATTGAAAAAGGCCATATCCAGTTGCTTTCTTCCGGTAACACTTCTGCTTGCTCAAGAGCGCGTCGCAGAGAGAATGTGACCCCAGCCATCAATTCATGATTACCGTTGCGCCATGAATCGCCGCTCTTGTCAATCTGGGCGGCAACATCGTGAGACCACACTATTTCGCCATTTTTACTCAGTATCTGAACTTTCATTGTTAATCCTCAGATAGACCTATCGCGAATCATCCGGTCATTCGTATGCCACCGGCGGCTACTTCGTGGGCGTCCTGCCTGTTCGCTGCTCTAAATTACATTTAAATTGCGTAACCCTTTTCTGTTGCGTAAAAATGGCGGTACCGAGGTAGAACATTATCTTCTTCCTCCTTTGGAATGGTGAAAGACTGGATAACCGCCAAATGTACAAAGCGGATGAAAGCTTATGAACTGTACGAAAAACTATGTGTTTCCATACAGCTTGCGTTGATCGTTCTTTAAGCAAGGTGATAGAATGATCATTCCTTACACTCAGAAGGGTTGAATATGCTTTACATGAAAGAAAATGGTGTATTGATCAAGCTGGATAGCTGGGAGCAGGTTTATTCAAGACCCAATTTCATTAAAGATTTAGACCTCAAAGATAAGAAACTCAAAGCATTGGTTGGTTACTATAAAAATGAACCACCGCGAAAATGCGGCATCAAAAGCTGTCACAGTAGCCATATGAAAGGTGGAATTGTCATTACGGAAGACAATTTCGAAGCTTCCATTGGTCACATGTGTGGTAGCAAAATTTTTGAAGAAAAATTTGATGTATTAATTAAGCAACTTGAAAAAGAAGTCGATTTCGAAATCTATAAAGAAGCTGTTGCCAGTCGTAAAGCTCGAGTATTTGAATACTGGAATAAGGCTGCGGCTCTTACTTCAGGCAAAAATGGTGTGTTAAAACTAGCCGATAAAATCCTCTCTCTTAGAGACCCCTTAGTCGCTGGCCGATTTGCTGCAACAGAACTAGCCCGTATGGCAGCTAACCAGCAGACAAAGGTAACGAAAGAAGTTTGGGTGGAAAAAAAGAAAAAAGAATTAACGGAAGAAGAAGCAAAAAGCGGCGAGAAGAAATACCGCTTAGAAACTGTCGTATGTGGGCAGATTAAAAATACTGAAGTTTTGCTCTCAGTTAACAACCTAAATAATATTTATAAAAATGATATTGAGGCCGTTATACATGCTCTTGAAAGACTTGATCTACAAACAGCCACTCCGAGACAAATACAGAATATAGGTCTGGCTGCATCTGTGCTTGATACTAGACTAGATACGGCCGCTAGGTTGAAGGACCTTGCAACTGAATTTTTGACTTATGACAACCTTTATCCGATGTATGACAAGATGTATTCAATGGATACCGTAAGCCGAAAAGACCTTGAATTATACGAAACCCTTATAAAGCAATTCTAATCTTAAAGCGTGGGTAGCAATGCCCACGTCACATATTCACTTTGGTGAACCGGACCAGCGCTGGTCATAAAACACAGGAACCTTCTATCCGCATCGAACAAAGGCGTACCCACTAAGTAATCACGGTCTTGGTTCACTATGAGAAATGACCTTTCCTCAAATGCTTCCTCTGGATGAACTTCCGCGCTATTAAATTTTACAATTACGCTCATGTGCCTACCCCCATTCAGTTTACTTTAGCGCTGTGGTGTTGATCTTCGGCTGTATCAAATGACTGAATTTCACCACACCCAAAAGGAAACTTAGAAGCCCGTATTGCCGACATCCTGTCCCGCCACGGTTCCGACGCATGGTTTAAAGTCGCGCCGTTCGACCATCTACAGCGAAACCCGGTTGCAAAGGTGATTGGTTTCGGTTTGTTCGCTGTTGATGAATAAAATCTAACTTAACTTAGTTTTTTGGTCAAGAAAAACATCAACCTATTCTTAGGCTGATGTTAAGAGGGAGGTTAGATGTGGGTTAAAGCTCGTACTGAACGCCTTTGACAACTCCGATGATCAGGCAATTACCGTTAATTGAAATGTTTGGATAACGTGGATTTAAGGGAACCAAGAACTTTTGATGCCCATCGATGACGAGTTTTTTTACAGTAGCTTCGTTTGTCCCATCAAGCCTAGCTACGACTATCTTTCCATGAATTGGCGCTGCATCAGGATCTACTATGACTGTTGCCCCTTCAGGGATTGTCGGGAGCCCATTAGGGTTTGTCATCGAATCACCTTTAACCTCCAATGCAAAGGAGCTATCACCTATCCGGAGTGATGTTTCTACCCACTTATCTACTTCACTGAAAACTTCTGCTGCTTTACATTCTGTAAACTGTCCAGCCTGAACCCAAGATATCACCGGGATCCTTCGCATCTTGGTTATTAGATTTCCTTCAAATTCAGTACCGTAGAGTATGTAATCAATTGATGTGTTGAAATACTTTGCAAGTTTCGCAAGTGATTCACCGCTTGGCACATTAACGTCTTTTTCCCAATACCCAACCGCCACATCACTAACACCGCAGAACTTACCCAGTTCTTTCTGCGAAGTTTTGGTTATGCGCCTGAGAGCTTTGATGCGCTGACCGACAGTTTCCATTTGGACACCATAAAAAATTAAAATGCTAAGCAATCTTAGTTTTTATTGATCAAAGTTAGATTTGTTATTAATATCTAATCAAACTTAGCTAAGGAGGCATTATGACAACCGATGACATTGAAAACTACTTTGGCAGTACTGAGAAAGTTGCCGAATTTTTTGGAATCACAAGCGAGGCCGTTTACCAGTGGCGTAATAGAACTGGTCGCCTTATCCCTAAAGGACGTGCAGCAGAAGCAGCCTATCGGACTGGGGGAAAATTGGTTTTCCATCCCGACCTTTACGAAAAGCATAGCGAAGCTTCAGTAAAACTCAAACCACAGGAATAAGGGGGGAGCCGTGGGTAACGAGCCTATTTGGAAAGTCGAACGTCAGCCTGCTTGGCTGGTGGTAGCGATTAAAAAAACGATTACCGATCTGCCTGGTGGATATGCTGAGGCGGCGGAATGGTTGGGCGTGACAGAGAACGCATTGTTTAACCGCCTTCGTGTTGACGGCGACCAGATCTTCCCGCTGGGCTGGGCAATGGTTTTACAACGTGCTGGTGGTTCAACCCATATCGCTGATGCCGTTGCGCGCTATTCTCAGGGCGTATTTGTACCGCTGGCAGATGTTGATGATCTGGATAACGCCGATATCAACCAGCGCCTTATGGAGTCCATAGAATGGATAGGCCGTCATTCTAATTTTGTACGTAAAGCCACGGCTGATGGGGTAATTGATGCAGATGAGCGCGCTCAGATTGAGGAAAACAGCTATCAGGTTATCGCGAAGTTCCAAGAGCACGTAACGCTTCTTTATCGAGTTTTTTGCGCGCCAGAAAAGGGTGACGCCCGCGAGTGTGCAGCTCCGGGCGCCGCGGCGTCAAATTTTATGGAGAAAACCAACGCATGAACAGTTTAACGGTAAATAACCGATTACCGCAACTACGGGGAATCCCTGTACCTGGTTTCCCGTTGTTTCGGTATGAGCGGATGGTATCAGGTCGTTGGGTTCCCTGTAACCACAGTAGAGCAATAGGAATTGTGGGGGTGTTCTACCGGAGGGCGAAACTCTCATGCGAAACCTTAACCGATGGTTCAAAGATCACCGTGGCGTCCCAGTCCGGGTTATCCGTTGGGAACCGGAAACACAACGCGTTATCTATCTGCGACAAGGATATAAACATGAGTGCTTTAGCCCGCTCGAGCAATTCCAGCGCAAGTTCAGGGAAATAGGGGGCGAGCGTGAGCACTAAATTAACAGGCTATGTGTGGGATGCCTGTGCAGTTTCGGGAATGAAATTATCCAGTGTGGCTATCATGGCTCGCCTGGCTGATTTCAGCAATGACGAAGGGGTCTGCTGGCCATCCATTGAGACAATTTCTCGTCAGCTTGGGGCCGGGGTAAGCACAGTCAGAACGGCGATAGCAAAACTGGAAGCTGACGGCTGGTTATCACGTAAAGCCAGACGTCAGGGAAACCGTAATGCATCCAATGTTTATCAGCTAAATGTGGCAAAGCTGCAGGCGGCTGCATTTGCTCACCTGTCAGATCCTGACCAGTCAAAATCTGACCCATCAGAATCTGACGCATCAAAATCTGACCCATCAGAATCTGACCCGTCGAAATCGGGTAAAAACGGCGATTTTGACCCGTCAGAATCTGGCGGGGATCCGTCAGTAAAATCAAAACAAGATCCACAAGATAATAAAACCCTTTCTTGTCCGGACGCTTCGCAACCGGACCAGCAGGTGACAGACCAGGAGTTTTTATCCCGTCATCCGGATGCCGCTGTATTCAGCTCTAAAAAGCGTCAGTGGGGAACGCAAGACGATTTGACCTGTGCTCAGTGGATCTGGAAAAAAATCATCGCCCTGTATGAACAGGCCGCGGAGAGTGACGGCGAGCTGGTTCGTCCGAAAGAACCTAACTGGACCGCCTGGGCAAATGAAATCCGCCTGATGTGTGCTCATGACGGGCGTACCCACAAACAGATCTGCGAAATGTACAGCCGGGTAAGCCGTGATCCGTTCTGGTGCCGTAACATTCTCAGTCCCTCAAAACTCCGGGAAAAGTGGGATGAATTGTCACTGCGTTTGTCCGCGCCCATCGGCGGACGTTTCGAAAACCGTGAAGATCCGATGTTCAAATCCAGTTACGGAAATGTGGATTACAGCCAGATCCCGACAGGGTTCAGGGGGTGATATGAGTCTTATGGAAGACGTTCAGAAATTCATTGAATCCCATCCGGGATGTACTTCCAGCGATATAGCGAATGCTTTTGCAGATTTCCCGCGTAAAAGCGTCCTGCAGTCGACAAGTAAGTTACGCCAGTGCGGGCGTATTGCTCATCGCTTTGAAGGTAAAACTCGCAGACATTTTGCTCTTGAGACAGACATACAGCCGGATCAGGAACCAGATATCGGGACTAAACCTGTGCGGAGCTGTTATGTCGGAACCAACGACCCGCAGGTGATTATGCATCTGATACGTCAGGCAGAAACGCTGGAGTCGGGAGGGTTGTTCCGTCGTGCAGCTACGGTATGGATGGAGGCATTCCGGGAGAGTCATATCCCGTCGGAACGTAGCGCCTTTCTGGCGCGCCGTGAACGGTGTTTGCGGAAGAGCAGAAAGTATGTTGCATCAGGTAGCGAGTGGTATCTGTCAGGGAATTATGTGGGGTCTTAATGAGCAATAAATATTGCCAGGCGCTGGCAGAACTGCGCAACAAATCAGCACATGAACTGAAAGACGTCGGCGATCAGTGGCGGACACCAGACCTGCTTTTTTGGGGCATTAATGCGATGTTCGGTCCCCTAACGCTGGATCTCTTTGCTGACGACGATAACGCTAAGTGCCCTGTGTGGTACACCGCCGATGATAACGCGCTGGTACAAGATTGGGCTGAAATGCTGGAGTCAATCGGCGGGGCCGCATTCGGTAATCCACCCTATAGCCGCTCTCAGTACCACGAGAAGCAGGCGATCACCGGCATGACCCACATCATGGATCACACAATGGCGATGCGTGAAAAGGGTGGGCGTTACGTGTTCCTCATTAAAGCAGCGACAAGTGAAACGTGGTGGCCGGAAGACGCTGACCGGACTGGCGGCGGA